GGCGAACCGCAAACCATCTTGCACATGGCTAACCGTCGCGATACAGCGATGGAGGTTATCCGGCCTGCTGGCTTGTGGGCGCTCGACAAGTACGGGAAGGGCTCGGTTAGGTGGGGCAATACTGCACCAGGCATCAGCCTGCCAAGTGGTGACCGTTGGTTGATTCATGCAGCGAACGAATCAGCCGGCGTTGGCTACTCGTGTTCCATGGTGTTCGCTGACGAGGCCTGGAAGATTCAACGCAACGTCATCGATGACGCTGTCATGCCAACCATGTCTGAGCGTGAGCAGCCACAGCTGTGGCTGGTGTCGACTGCAGGCGACTCGTCTAGTGATCTCATGATCCAATATCGGTCAGCAGCGATCGAGCAGCTTGACGCGCCAGACGGCACGCTGCTGCTCGAATGGTCGGCGCCTGCCGATGCTGACCCAGACGACCCAGACACTTGGGCGTGGGCCTCTCCCGAATGGACGGACAAACGACAAGCGTTTGTGGCACGGCAGCACTCAACGATCGAAGAATCGTCATTCCGTCGAGAGTGGTGCAACCAATGGGTGACCAAGTCCGGCGGCTGGCTTAAGGATTCACAGTGGCTCGACACGACAAGCGAACTAGAACTACCCGAGGCAAGTACCTGGACTGTTGCTGTCGAATCAGCATTCGACGGTCAGGGGCACGCTGTCGCTGTCGCCGGTGTCCTTGACGATGAGCGCGTCGTCGTACGGGTGTCAACGTGTCGAACGATTAAGCAGGTCGACGAGCGGCTAGCCGAGCTGCGCGCACAGCACCCAATGCTGTTTGTGATCGTCACCCCTGGCTACGTCGACCGACTACGTGAACGGTTTGACGAACTGGTGGGACAGCGGGAGGCAGTTGCCGGCACTCAGGCACTACTTGACCTGTTTGACCGTCGCTCAATCTTGCACGACGGCGGTCTCGTCCTGCGGGAGCATTTCGCATCATCACGCATCAGCAAACGGGACGCCGGTTGGGTTCTGTCGAGCGCAATGGGTCAGGGACCGTCGTACGCTGCGCGCGCTGTCATGTTCGCAGCAGCACAAGCGACGAAGCGCCAACGGCCTACAGCGATCATTTCGTCGAGGCGTCGCGCTTGACTACTAGCAGCAACGTGTGACAATAAGGTCGTGGCAACGTTTCCCCGACGGCCTAGGTGGTCTGCTGCTGCATCTTCACGAGGGATGCAGGGCAGTCCATCTGTGCTCGTACGGGAAGGCGCAGGGTCGGCGCTGCTGCAAATGATCCAAGGCGCAGGGTCGTCGTTTCGGACTTCACGACTCGCAGCGCTGCAGGTCCCAGCATTCGTTGACGCGCTTAAAACGTATTCGCACACCATCAGCGGCTTTAGCTTGCGCACGTATCGAGCTGGTGAACCGATCGAGACACAGTCGGTGCTGGTAATGCCGTCGTCGTACCTGCCATACACGAGCGTGATGGCGCGCACGATTGAAAACCTCCTGCTGCATGATCGCGCGTACTGGCTTGTGGTCGACAGGACGTGGGATGGTTTCCCACGCGAAATTATGGTGATGGACGTTGACGACGTGTCAGATCTGACGACACGGTCGACCGCGAATCAGAACACCCAGTTTCCACCAGTCGACCCGTTCTATTACATCGGAACTGCTGTGCCGGCGCGCGACGTTATCAAGTTCTACGGCGACGGCCTCGGTGGTTGGTTGACGACCGGAGCTGCTGCGATCAACACCGCAGCGGCGCTTGAGGCAGCGACGCTCAACTACAGCGAATTCCCCATGCCGACCGTCGTCCTGAAAAATACGGGCGCTGACCTTCCAGCAGCGACCGTCGATTTGCTCCTGTCCGCTTGGGAAGAAGCCAGGACAAACAGGGCGACGGCCTACCTCAACAGCGCGATCGAAGCCAAAGGCATGGGATGGTCGGCGCGGGATCTTGCACTCGTTGAGGCACGCAACGAGAGCGCGATCGGTATCGCACGCATCGCGAACCTTGACCCCGTATGGGTCGGCGCCAGTGTGTCGGGCTCGTCGCTGACGTACTCGAACCGTGTCGACCTTTACAGGCAACTGCTTGACATCAGCCTGCGACCAGTCATGGACATGATCACGCACAGGCTGTCCATGCCAGACGTCACACCTAGAGGTCATGCTGTGCGGTTCGACACAAGCGGTTTCCTGCGAGGCAATGCCAGCGACCTAGCCGACCTAGTACAGAAACTAGTTCCGCTAGGCGTACTGACCCCCGAAGAAGCGCGCCTAGTGGTCGACCTGAACACACTCGGCCTTACTCCCACGTCACTAGTACAGATGGGCGGCTAGATGAAAACCTTTACGACCGACACGATGCTGTTACTGCACACGCGCGCCGAGGACGGTGGCGACATCATCGGCACCGGCTACGGCATGGCCGTTCCGTACGGTGTCGAAATTGAGTTCGACGGTATGCGTGAGTCGTTCGCACCTGGTGCCTTTGACACTGCTGCAGTCGTAGGCAAGCCACTGGCCTACCGACACAATGAACCAATCGGTGTCATCACTGGCGCAACAAACGAAGCCGATGGTTTGTACATTGATTTTGACGTCGTCAACACTTCACTCGGGCGCGACGCTGCGACGCTGATGCGAACCGGGTCTAGTCGTGGCCTGTCCGTTGGGTTCGCACCGCTTGAGTCGAAACGGGCGCAAGGCAAGAACAGCATCGTCTACACCAAGGCCGCACTGGCTGAGGTCAGTCTCACCCATCAGCCTGCCTACTCATCGGCAGGCGTAGGAGCAATTAGAGAGGAAAACATGTCAGTCGAAACCGTCGAGGACACCGCACCGGCGGTCGTCGCAGACATTCAGGCACGGCAAGCAATTGACGACCTGCGGCGTGAGGTCGCATCAGTCGCCCACGTTGCCGAGCCCGTCCACCCGCTCGCACAGTTCCGGTCGTTCGGCGACTACAGCAAGGCCGTACTCGACGGCCTAGAGACTCGGGCGCTGTTCGACCAGGTCACTGCGGACAATCCCGGCGTGCTCCCACCAGTGTGGCTTCAGCAAGTCCGGGGCATCATCGACCTCGGGCGCCCAGTCATCACCGGCGTCGGTGGTCCCCAGTCAGCCGGCACAGTCGGCCTTGACATCAACTGGCCTTATTTCGACGGCGTGCTTACTGACATTGTGGAATCACAGGCCAATGAAAAGGCCGAGGTCAATTCGGTGCAAATCAGCATCGAAAAGGGCACGGCCACGCTTGAGACCTACGCCGCCGGCTCAGACATCTCGTACCAGCTGCTGCAGAGGTCGCAGCCGTCCTACCTTGACGCACACAACCGCATCATGGCCGCCAGCTACTCGACGGTCACTGACCGGAAGTTCACAGACGACCTTTGGCAGCAAGGTAGCGGCACGATCAACTACGACCTGTCGGGCGACACCACCGGATCGGTTTTCAGGTCTGCAGTCTTTGAGGCGTCGATGGAGTGTGAGGACGCTACCGGCGTCCCTGCGACCATCGTCTACGCATCTACGGCGCTCATGATCGAAATCGGCGGCTGGGAATCGTTCTTTCCCGCGCCCTACTCGGTGCAGAACGTGTCCGGTGTCGCAACGGCCAGCAGCCTGCTCGTCAACGTGTCCGGCCTACGCGTCGTTCGCGCAAAGTGGCTCGACGGCGATGCAGACCGGCACGCGATCGTCACCAACGGCGAGTCTGCCCGCTGGATCGAGGACGGCCCACGCCTCGCGAATGCTGAGAACGTCGGCAAGCTCGGGCGAGACATTGCAATCTACGGATACGGCGTCACCGCGGCGTACCTGCCCGCTGGCATCGTTCGCCTGGTCGAGCCGTAAACATGGCGCTGCTCACTGGTACACAACTGGCTACCGCATTGGATTTGACCTATGCGGCAGACCCGTTCGACCAGGTGGCAGCGGCAGCCGTCGCCGTAGTGAGCTCGGTCATTACGGCGACGGCTTTAGCGGCAGAACCAGCAGCGCTCAAGGAAGCGACGCTAGGCATCGGTATCGACATTTTTCAGGCACGCTTCGCAGCCGGTGGGGAATCGGTCGGCCTCGACATGCAGGCCAGCCCCTACCGGCTTAACTCGATACTGCTCAAGAGTCGTTCGGCGCTTATCGCGCCGTACCTCAACGTCGAGAGCATGGTCGGATGACTGCGCTCACGACCGAGGCGCGCCTGGCGATCACAAGCGCCGTCACGGGACTTGGCTACAAGGTCTACACAAGCACGCCGCCTGTACCGATCCCACCGTCCATTGTGATCATGGCTGACTCACCGTGGGTTATCCCTGAACGGCTAGGGCGCCTGTCCTACCGAACACAGTGGCGCCTCATGGTCGTCGTCAACCCGAGGAAGAACAGCGCAGCCCAGCTCGACGCTGAGGACGCAGTAGACACCATCCTGCAAGCGCTACCAAATTACGTCGTCATCACGAGCATCGGACCACCCACGCTCATGGACGTCGGCGCTCAAGGCTCAATCATCACTGTCGAAATATCCATCACCGCATCCATGAAGGGTTAGGCCATGCCAGCAACCTCGATCGCCGGCGCCAGTTTCACCGTCACCATCGGCGCAACCGACTACTCCGCTCAGGTCACCAGCGGCACAGTGACGTCGACCTCGACGATCACGCGCACTCGCACACTTGACGGCAACGCATTTAGCCAGACCGACCTAATTAGCGCCATCAACTTGTCGTTCTTGTATGACGACAACGCTGGCTGCTTTGACGCCCTACAGACTGTGGTCGACTCGGGCGCCAGCATTGCCGTCGTTATCGACGGTGGCACAGGTACCTGGACAGGCTCGGCAATGTATGTCGAATCAGCCGAAACGACCTTTGATGCGACCGGAGTCGCCATGTGCACGGCGCAGCTCACCGGCGTACTGGTGTTCGCGTAGCCATGTGGGACGTACTTGATGTGTACCTCGACGGGGCAACTGACCCCGTCGAGGTCACTGTGTTGACAATTCACGTAGTCGACTACCGGGACTTTTGCGACAAGGCAAAGGTCACGGCCTACCCAGCAGGCCTTGATCTCCTATCGGCGTACTGCGCGCTCGTCGACCCCGAGCCGGCTGACTTTAAGACTGTCAAGAAGTGGGCCCGCGAGCACAAGGTCATTACCGACAGGCGTGAGCAGGTGGGACCTACGAAGACGGCGATCCACGCCGTCTCCTAATCCAAGTGGCCGTTAGAACTAGCCGACCGTTGGCTGAAGTGATCGGCTACGACCCGAGAACACTGGCGACGATCATTGAGGAGCTGCGAGGTGGCTAAACAGGCAGACCTACGCATCGAGGGCCTCGGCGCTGTTCTTAAGGACCTACGCAAGTTGCCGAAAGAAGCAACCGCAGAACTTCGAAAAGCATCAATCGATATTGCGACCAGGCACATGCTGCCTAGTTGGAAAAATGCGGCAATGACTGCAGGTAACTGGGGACCCAAACTGGCGGCATCAATTCGGGTCAGATCCGATCGACTACCGGCGCTGCTCATCGGCAAGGACCGGAAAGTTTACAGCGGCGGCGCCAGCACAAACATGGTCCGCTATCCAGCATTTCTGGGCACAGCAAAGAAGTGGCCACCGTTCGGCGACGGAACAGGCTGGATAGCAAACCGCAGGCCGTACGCTCGGCAAGCGTTCCACGAATGGGAGCAGGCAGCCCAAGTCGTCACGGACAAGTGGAATAGGAACACGCTATGAGCCGCACCCTGTATCTAGCGCTGGCCATGGACCTCAAAGGGTTCGGGCCGAAGCTAAAAGAAGCAGAGCAGGACCTAGGCAGGTTTGGCAACGCGACCCGGCGCCTAAGCACGACACTGTCGAGCGCCCTAGGTCCAGCGCTAATCGGTGCTGGCGCTGCAGCAGGCTACGCCGCTGTGCAATTCGGTGTCGACGGTGTCAAAGCATTTATCGACGATGAAGCAGCAGCAGCGAAACTTGCCACAACCCTCGACAACCTCGGATTAGCGCACGACACGACCGAGGTCGAGGCAATGATCGACGCGCTACAGCGTGAGTCAGGCGTAGCCGACGACGCGCTACGACCGGCGTACGAC